ATCAACTGTTATTGTTGAAGCAGGAATGTCACCTACATTAAGTATTTCTTGTTCGAAGCTTGTATCTTTTACATAACCAACTTCTAAAGAGTTACCTAAAGAACCTGGATATTTTGCTTCAAATGCACCATGTCTTGTAAATGTGTCGTTAATATCACCATTTGCATGATATTGTAATTCTTCTGCCGATGCTTTGACAGCACCGTTATCGACTCTAGCTACATATAAAGCGTTTGCATATGAAAGGTAATCTGCTGCTACAAAGAATGTTTCATAGTTATCGTTGGTTGGTTTACCAAATCGGTTAACTAGTTCGTTCTCTGAAGATACAAGTATTGTTTCGCCTACGGGACCCCATCTAAAAACACCTGCGATTGCGGCAGGTGGCGTTGCGATGGCAGGAACCGCTGCTGATGCGTCCACTTCACGAACTATTACCGAAGGACTTACGGAAAAAGCCATATTATTTCTCCTTTAAATTATAATTTAAAAATCTTAGTCTAAATTTAGTTATCACAGTTATATTTATAAAACCTAACATTTATCAGATTTGCCATGATTCTCTTACGAAATCATACCCGTCTTCTTCTGGAATATCTCCTCCGTCGTCGATAAATCCAAATGGTAACAAATCTTGTTCAATTTGTTCCTCAGTTTTCTGTCTTAAACGCATCATAGTATTAATATCAGTAAGGTCTTTAAAGAATGTTTGGTCTGTTAACCATGAAAAGATAACGAAATTCATTACCAAATCATCGTGTGCTCCAGATTCTGCTTCATAGGAAGACCCTCTTTTCGAAAATCGCGATAACTCTTGTATTGTGTTATAATCCTGTAATATTATCTGGTTTTGTTCAACCAGTAATTTTAATATAGAACAACCGATACTTTTAACACTTTTTGTTGTTCTTATGCCATTATCTACTCTTTTTCCGAAACCACTTGAAATCCGTTTACCAGACCTTCCAGCATTTTCAGTATAAAGAAGATTCTCATAGCCATAGTCCATTAAGAGTACATCTGATACTTGTTCACCGATATCGTTGATTTCGATGAGTACAGCACTCTCATTGTACATTAATCCTATTCTATATATAATTGCTGCGAAATCCACTGGGGAAACAGTGTTATCTCTATATACACAAACCTGAGTATAAGGCATTTTTGTAATATCTATAATATTAAATGTACTATAATCGAGGCCTTTGCCTCGAGATACATCAACTGTCATAACATAAGTGTGGTCTTCTTGTGCAGCTTCGTATTGAGATATTCCCTCATTTTCTTGTATTGGTCGAGAATATGCTAATTCTTTTAATTTAGAACCATCAATAAGTGTTCCCGAACTACCTAAGAATTGACAACAATACTCTTGGTTAAACTTTTCATTATCAAAGTCTAGTGCTTCGAGTGTTTCGTTTTTCCATAATTCATCTCTACCAGGAACATCGTCCCACATTACCTTAACAAATTCATAACCATTTGTGCCTTCTTCAGCACCTTTACATGTTTTCCAAAAATGGTTTAATCCATTAGGAGTAGAAGTCATTAATAATTTTGTAGTTTTACCAGATGAAATCGTTGGATATACTGAAGCAAAGAACTCATCAAATCCTTCAATAAATGCAACCTCGTCTAGGTATAGGAATGAGATTGATTTACCACGAATAGCACTTGATGTTGTGGTACCTGCGTAAATTTTACAACCATTTTCCAAAGATATATTACCTTTGTTCCATTCTTCAATACCTTGTTGCATCCATTTAGGTAATGCTTCATAGGCGAGTTGTACTCTACCTAATACTTCTCGAGCTGCATCTCCTTTGTTAGCAAGAATTGCAACTGTTTTAAATTCGTTAAAAAGAATATAATGCAGAATAACTGCACACGCTGTAGTTGTTTTACCAGACTGTCTTGCAGTCAATACAGCAACACGTCGATTGTTTGTAATCTTCGTAGTAATATCTTTTTGATAGTCATACATTTCAAAGGGAACAAATCCCTTATCAACATGCACAATTTTAATATACTTTGAAGCAAAATATATTGGGTCTTCTGCACATTTCATGTACTCCTTGATTTGCTTAGGAGTATATTCGTGTTGTTCATTGGACCTTTTGAGGTAATTGTTACCTAAATATCCGTTACTCACTACTATCCTTTATCATTTTAAGTAAATCTGCAGTTGATACAATCAGATTATTATTAGTAACTTCGTTCTTAGCAGGATTAGCTTCTTCTTTAGCATATCGCTTCTTAGTACTCATTTCAACATAATCTTTGTTTGCATCAAGTAATGTTTTCATTAATGTAGATACAACTTCAAATGCTCGAGGTGATTCTGATTGTTTTGCAATCTCAACCATCTCTTTAACAGAGTCATCTCCTAAACTAATAATGTTTTCAATATTAGCTTTAGCTAACTCAATATCTTTTAAATTTTCTTCAGCACCAGCATCATCTATTACTACAGGATGTTGAACAGGTGCTTCTATAGGTAAATTTTCTACTTCTTCGTTTGTAGAAAAAGCGTTAACAGGTAGGTCGGGCAATTTGTCTGGATTTACTTCGTCCAACAATTCTTGTTTCTCGTCATTAATTTCTTGTAACGATCTCATGTTTAATGCCTGTGCTATCTTATCATCGCTCATATACTATTTATCCTTCTTGAGTCATTTTCCAATCACCATCTTTATTGACCCAAGCGCAAGCTTTTCGTAAACCTGATGTACTGAATCTATGGTCTCTTTTATTAAAAAAGAGTTCAATGTCTCGTTTACGGCAAATATCTTTACCTGTAAATTCTTTATCTCTATATTCATCACCTAAAATACGAACATCAATATGATACAATTCCAAAATATCCATAAGGTCTCGCTCAGAGTTATAAGGAATAATCTCGTCGACATATCCAATTGCTTTAAGCTGTGTATATCTTTCAACAATTGTTTGTATAGGTGGGTTCTTTTCTTTAGGTCTATCTAATGCAGGGTCCATTTGTAATCCTACCATTAAATAATCACATTGTGCTTTAGCATCTCTTAACATCTGTACATGACCTGCATGTAATAAATCAAATGCGCTACATGTAAAACCAATTCTCATAATATTCTCCAATCATTTTTCATTTCCAATTATATATTATAACACATTTTAAAGTGTTTGTCAACCCTAATCTGTAGGTGCTGTATTCGCAATTTTATCTGCGTAATCCCAATTATCATCAAATTCAATCAAGCTATAATCAACTGAGAGGTCTGGGTTTGTTGTAGCTGTATTAGCAGCTGTCATACCTGGTTGTAAGGTATAAAATTCTTCTGGCGTTGTATTTGTATCTGAATCTGTAGCATATCGTATATCGATAAACTTGATAATACCAGTTTCTTTTTCTGGCCCAAAGAACCATGCTTTCATAGTAAAGTTAAGTGTATAAACAATACTTCTTCGCTCTTCAAAATTACCTTCGTAAACTTCGTCCATTGATACACCGCTTAAAACAAGTGGAATATCAAGTGGTTCTAAACCATCAATTAATTTTACTGTTCTTGTATAGTCTGGGTTAAAGAATGGAACAATTTGTTCTAATAACTTTACTGCATCCTCTTGGTATTTAGTCATAATATACAAAGAGAAATCTAAATTATATGGTGTGCCACCGTATACGAAATTTCTTCCACCTGTTATATCGTCTGTAACAGTTTTTCGTATTTTACTAATTGGTGATAATTTACGGTCAGAATCATATTGCATATTCGTCATTTCAAACGACATACGAGGTAAGTTAATTGCTGACTTAGCTTTAAAATCTGGATTCTGTTCAAGTCGAGATAATATCTTTTGGAATGGTGCGTAAGATATAGGAACAATCATTGATTGTTGTGTAACACCACCATTGTCAACTCTTTTAACTTGAAGCTGATTAAAGTATGTACCAAATAAAGCTACATATTTTCGAGTAGTTCCGTTATAAAAATAATTTGCTATGGCCATTAGGAATCACTTATAGTAATGTTTTCTGTGAATGGGTCTTGGTCAGAGAAGTCAAGAATGTTATCGCCTTCTTGCTCAAACGTAAAGTTATCTGCTAACGAGTCATAACCTTGAGCATCAGTATTAGATAAACCTTGAAGTGTTGTAGTAACTGTAGTATCGATATCATCAAAGTAATCATCAATAGCTGGGAACCCAGTATTGAATCTTTGACCACTATACTCAATTAACTCACATCTCATATCTTGTACTTGTAATGCTCCACTTTGATAGAATACGCTTTCATGTTCTACGAATTTAATCTCAAACATTTTTTCATTAAGTGGGAAGTATATTAAATCGCCTTCACGAGGTCTTATAATTTCAACAACTTCACGAGTTACATATTTTTCGAATGTTCTATTTGCTACGCAGAACGTAATACTATCACGAATTTGTAAACCGAATTTAGATAGGAAATCGCCTTCACCTTCAAAGCCATCAACATTTTTAACATAAGCTTCGAACTGAAACATTTCATCGTATATTGGCAAGTCGTCTT